ATCTCTATGCTCTAGTATTCTACCTGTATGAGATCCATCTTTCTTCACCTCATACACTCCTAACTCATTCTCAAAGAAGTTTGGTACACCTGGATATGTTGGTGATGTACCTGGCATAACTTCTACTGGATCCAAAGCGTAACCACTAAATTGAAGATCGTCACCTCCTGATATATAAACATTAAAAGTAATAGTAGTAGGGACATTAGAATTATACGTTAATGGTTGCACTAAGTATCCGTACGCTATACCGTGAGAAATGGCGTTCAACGAATAATCCTTAGTGCACTCTATTTGTCTTAAATTAGAATTATATTTCAAGTCGATAGTTTGTATTTGCCCTCCTGCCGAAAATTCTAAAGTGTCTGTATTGATATTGTGTATATTATTATAAGATGGTACCAAAGCAGAACCCGCATTTATTGCGCCGTCTGTCATAGCGTAATTCTTAAGGACTATTATTTTACAAAAATGGAAATTCGTGCACACTGCTTGTATGTGCATTTTTAAATTACCTCTCCAGTATCTAGAAGCCTCATAAATTGTTCTTAAAGGCGAGTAAAAACTAGTATTTCCTACTTCACCTGTGATTGAAGCCTCAACCATAGGGGTCATGGGATAAGCAAATAAATTTTTACCCGCGACATCTGTCGATGACACTCTAAATTTACCTACAAAAACTGGTTTAGAAGTTAAAAACTTCAAGTCCATTTCATCCTGTTCTGTCCTGAAATAATAGTCATCATAAATTCTGCTAAATTGCGCATGATTATCTAGCACTTCTAAGAAAACCGGTTGATCTACATTGTTGGGAAAATTTCTGTATGTAGCTAACATTCTTTCTTCAATGACGCCTACGTTGGGATTATGAAATCCTGTCAATGTCTTCACCATTCCTCGGCCGTAATCTATCAAATCTCCTGATACTAATTTAAGACCCGTGGCCAAGCCATCAAATATCTTCGTCGGAATTTGCCACAAACTAGTTAACAAACCTTCAGCCCTGAAACCTGAATCTTCTTTATCTTCCGACATCTTCTTCTCTCCACAAGCACACTGTGTTGATATTTTAGCCTTGGATTTAAAAGCCCACATTTTCTCAACGCCGCATTGAGCCTGCCATGACATCAACCCTACTTTTGGTACATAAAATTGCGCTTCTTTAAAAATGTTATGTACCGATATTGATATAGAGGTCGAGGATCCAGCCGCTACTGTTAAAGCATCCATGACAAAAAATACTAAATCAAAAACATCCGATCCAAACGCACTAGTAGATATACACTGGTTATTAGCTGCCGCGGTTGGGTCTTGAGTTCGATACACTGTACTAGGAGTATACATCGGACATTCAAGACAAACTGAAGTAGACTCCGTGGCATTTAGAAAAACATGGGGGGCTGACAATATCTGATTAGCGTTTACAATTGCAGGGGTTCCATGAGGTAGAGCAGCTACCAATATTAAACCTTGATGCATCGGTGTTCCTGATACTTGCAACATACAACACATCCTAGCCTGGAAAAAGGTGGCTGCATTAAACGGAACTTTAGCCAAAGGATTAGACATAATACAAGATGGGAAAGGTAATCGCCATAATTCAGTAAAATTTGCAGCTGACGTGGACCAACTAATGGTAGTAACTAAAAATGGCTTATCCAGAATCTGATCAAAATTCATTTTATACTCTGGATCTATATGAGTCACCTTAGGCATTTTATTATAAATGGACGGTATTTCTACAACCTCTTTCGTCCTCAAAGAGGTTTGATATTTATCATATAATGGTTCTATTGTAGTGAAGTTATTAGTTTATACTCAAAGGATTAAAATATCACTATATTTAACAAATGGAGTTCCTTGTATTTTCTGCTATTATCAATTCCCTGGTTACAAGGTTTCCATTAAAAGGTTACAATAACAACAAGCGTGTATTTTTATAGTTGATTCCGCTAACAACTTAAAACAAACTAACTTAACAAACAAGTACTCCAAAAGCTTTGGAATAATAATCATCGTAAGCACCAGTATTATACAACTTAACTAAATAACTTTTAGGTAACAAAGAAAAAGGTATATTACGCTCAAAACACGCATTTTCTAACAACTTAATGTTCTCTTCATACAAATCATAATGCAAGAATATTTCTCTCTGGAAAGCGTTAATCTTGTCTCTCAAAACTAAATCTGGATCTTCTTTTGACGCATCTAACCAAGACAACGTACTATAAACCGTTCTCAAATCTAAGGGGCACGTTATTTCCCCCAGTGATGGGTGCAATCTAAAATATCTCTTCAAAAAAGTTAACTCTTCCACTGGTTGAAACGGGGTTACGATTTTGCCCTTCAAAGAATCTGTCATTTCCATTCCTAAAGAATTAAAAAATTTTTCCATAGTTATAGCATTCAAAAAATCTTTATATTTGGGGTCTACACATCTGTTTAAACGATCATCTCCATATACGGGGTCCGAAATATGGGTGTGGAATTGCATAAAATCGGGTTTAAAATTATTAGCTTTCATTTCTCTATGATACCACATGGCAGTATAAACTCTGTTAACTAAACTATTAAAAATGGCTGTTAGCCAACATCCAGAAGGTAGAGAGTGTGTTAAAATCCAGGAATCATCATTAACTACTACTACGTTATAAGCTATATTTAATAATATGTTTCTAGCTGCTTGGGGAACTGAACCCTTATAATATTGCAATATTTTCTCAGCAACTAAGATTTGTACCTGAACTCTCATACACTTATCATATTTTCCTATGTCTCCGCCCCAACACCGG